GTGCCAAGACCGAAAGTTGTGTGTAAGTTGGATGTCATTATGAGTGAACGAGGTTTGACAAACCGCAAACTCAGCGATGCGACAGGGATCACAGAATCCGCAATCTCCAATATGCGGAACAATAAGAACAAACAAGTGCAATTCTCCACTGTAGAGGCTTTATGTGATTTTTTGGAAGTTGACTTTGGGGACTTATTCACGGTAAGAAAACGAGAAGAGTAAGGCCGTCTCTATATGAGGCGGTCTTTTTTTTTTATGCCTTTTTCTCAAAGTTTCATAACAGTAAACAAAACAAAACGGTGCAAAACGATTTTGCTAGGGAATAAGATTACATCAACGCACCGACAGTTTCACAGTTCGTTAAGTGGAAAGGAGGGTGAGGTGGTGAAGAACAGAAAACTTGTCGCACTTCGAGGGGCGAAGACGTTACTTGAAGTGGCAACTGACTTGGAAATTTCGGTTAGTGCATTATCGCAGTATGAAAACGGGAAACGCTTCCCGATTCCAGAAATCGCGATGAGAATCGCGGATTACTTCGACATAACGGTCGATGAACTTTTTTATGGCGACAGTTTCACACGATGTAAAAAAGAAAGTGAACATGCTCAAACGCATACCATTCGACAGGGGGTTGATGCGGTATGAGCGACAGCGTAACTCTGAATCTTGGTGGAACGAAAGTGACTTTACATTCAAAAACTGGAGTGCTGCGTATGTCACCAGATGAACGTAAGGAGCACTTTCGAAAACTCCAAGAGGACGGCGATCCAGTAATTTGCCAACTAGCAACAACGATGACAAAGATTATCACAAAAAAATTATCTTCGAAAGAGTGACGCTGAATGAAAATCGACGGTAACAAGCTCAAGCACTTCCGGAAACAAGCGGGCCTGACGCAAACCGAGTTGGCCGACGGTCTCTGCTCCCGCACGCTGCTCTCGCAGATCGAGAACTGCAAGAACGACGGCGCGGGCAAGTCGGGTTTGATCGAAGACTTTGCCAAGCGCTTGGGAATTTCGGTGCAAGACCTCGAACAAAAAGAGCTGGCCCGCGCTGATCGGGGCCAGCTCGTAAACGAAAAACGCCCGCCCGACTTTGCAGAGTCGGCGAGCGAGTCCGGGTTGCCTGTCGTTGCAGCGGCAGGACAACACAAAGAATCCGTTGTCAAAACACGTACTGAAAGTGTAACACGAATCTCCTCAATCGGCAAGCCGATGGAAGCGGAGTCTCGCGCTTGGGCGATTGCCGAGTACCAGGCGCAATGCGCCGAATGCGGGAAGTCCGGCACAGCGTTCGGGCGCAAGGTGTGCGCGACGCTCTGCGAAGCCTACCAAGTCTTGCAGGAACTCCTCGTCGCCGACATGCGCAGTAAGTCCGCCGCGCCGGGCGCTTCCATCGTGATCGGCGGAAATCACCGCCTCGCAGGTAAAGTGGTCATGCTGGGCGAGCGGAAGGGCAACTACTACAAGATCGCCGCTGGCGGTGATGCTCAACTGAAAATCTTCCCGAGCCGCGGCCACATCGCCCGAGTGCTCTCCGGAGCGCACGGCCCGACGAGCGTTGACGCCGCTCTGGCGCTTGACGCCGCTCTGGCGCTTGACGCCGCTCGGGCGCTTGGGGGAGGTGGTGGCCCGCCGAAGCTCTCGCGGTGCAAGGCTGGTTAATCAGATGAGAGGAGGGACGGACATTGAAAAAGTGGACGAAGGTTGCGCTGATCGCGGTGCTGTCGATCCTGTTCACCGGTTGCGCGTCGTGCAGTCGAGCGGCGAAGGATTGGAGTTCAGAGATGAGCGGGGGATTGAAACGTAGCGTGGAGGTTTACACCTACGACGGCAAACTGCTCAAGACCTACAAAGGTAACATCGACTTTGACGCCAACACCGATGGCGGCAAGGTGAAGTTTGACCTCGACGGCAAGCGCGTGATCCTTTACAACGCCGTGGTCATCACGGAGGAGGAATAGCCGCATGAAGACCAAGTGCGTCACCTGTCGGTGTGAGTTCGAAGCGGACTACCCCTACGATGAGATTTGCAACTCTTGCATGGACTTCGCAATCACCCAAGGGTTGAGTTTCGGCGAAAAAGGCGGGATGACCTACGATGAATTCACCGTCCGCCTCACATTGGCACTACTCCGCCTGGGGCGAGAGAAACGAACTGGAGGTGATTCCGATGCTGACGCATAAACAGCGCGCCGCATTCTCCGCCGATTGGCGGTCCGTGATCGACGACGCGGAGAGCCTTGGGCATCGTGCGCGATTGATATCCTTTCCGAGCATGCCGTCTTTACACGATGTGCTCCGGTTCGACACCGACGAGAATGCCATCACGGCTGTTTGCTTCCGTGGTAAGTGGAGACTTTGGCTTAACTCCGAGAAGACACTTCGACACCACGAAACCCCTTACGATGCCGAGGCAATCGCCATCATCCGCGGCTGGCTGAACGAGATCGAAGGATATCGGGAGGTTGCCGCATGAGCACCTTTGACGCACTCGCTGGTGGAGCGCTCGTTGCAGTCTTGCTGTTCCTCCAGCACATGATCAAAACCAATCGGATCAAAGACCGTGTGCCGTTGAAGTCGGACAAAGAGTTCAAAACACAAAAAGAGCAGCCGCAATAGACGGCTGCCAAAAGAAGTATCCACCAAACAGTATACCTCGAAAGTTGAAAGGAGTCATTGACCCATGCCCGTAGAGATCAAAATCACCGGCGGAGATGCCGCCGAGGCAGTCCGCGAGCTGGCCGCATTGTCCACCGCTATGAACGGACAAGCCGTTGCCGCCCCGACCGCAACACCGCAAGACGAAAAGCCGCCGCGCACCCGCAATACCGGCAAGCCGAAACCCGATCAGCAACCGCCCGCTGATCCGACGCCGACCGAAACACCGAAGTCTGATCCGCCGCCGAATGAAGATCCGAAATCTTCCGGCAACGAATCTGGCGGCGATCAGGGCGATGAGGAGAAAATTCCGACCGTCGTAGAGTTGAGGGCGTTGGCAGTATCGAAGGACAAAGCCAAAGTGAAAGCACTCCTTGATGAATTCGAGTGCCCGTCCCTTTCCAACATTCCGGAAGGGAAGCGCGCGAACTTCAAAACCCGCTTGGAGGCTCTGTAATGACTACCACTCAACCCGCACACGCTGAACGCGCACATGCTCTGCTGGGGGCCTCATCTGCCCCCCGGTGGATCAACTGCCCGCCGAGTGCCCGCTTGACGGAGCACCACGAAGAGTCGCGTAGCGAGTACGCCGAGGAGGGCACGGCGGCGCACGAGCTGTCGGAGTTGTACTTGCGCCAGCGCATCACCCTTTGCGACTCCGAGGCACGCGCCGATTTGAACGCCAGCATTAAAGCCTTTCAACTTGGCAACCGTTTCTACGGACCCGAAATGGAAAACGCCGTGCAGGAGTACGTCGCGGTCGTCGAGGAGCGGTTCTTGGAAGCGAAGGCGCGTTCTGCTGATGCCATTGTGCAACTCGAAGAGCGGCTTGACTACTCCGAGTGGGTGCCGGAGGGCTTCGGCACCGGCGACGTGGTGATCATCGCCGACGGCGTGCTGGAGATCATCGACCTGAAGTACGGCAAGGGCGTGCCCGTCTCCGCCGTCGGCAATTATCAGATGAAGCTCTACGGCCTTGGAGCTTGGTCAGCGTTCAACTGGCTCTACGACATCCGCGAAATCCGCATGACGATCGTGCAGCCACGCCTCGACAGCGTGAGCACAGACGTGATCGGCATTGACGAGCTCCTAGCGTGGGCCGACACAGTCGTCAAGCCCGCCGCCGAGGAGGCGTGGGCAGGCAAAGGTACTTACAAGGCAGGCGAGCACTGCCGATGGTGTAAAGCCAAAGGCAACTGCCGGGCACGTGCTGATGCGAACATGGAGGCGCTGGCCTACGAGTTCAAAGAACCCGCGTTGCTCGACCTCGAAGAGATCGGTTCCATTCTGTTCGTCGCTGAGCAACTGTCGGCGTGGGCAAAGGACGTCGCGGAGTTTGCGCACGATCAGGCCGTGAAAGGTCAAAAAATTCCGCAATGGAAGCTGGTCGAAGGCCGGAGTAACCGCAAGATCACCAACAAAGAAGTTGCGGTTGCACGCTTTGAATCCGCCGAGATCGAGCCCGAGAAGTATCTGAAAACAGAGTTGTGCGGCATTGGCGACCTCGAAAAGAAAATTGGCAAGAAGGAAGTCGCCGAGCTGCTGGAGTTCTACGAAGGGCAAACGCTCGTCGCAAAGGATGATTGCCTCAACAACTTCACCAAGGGGCAGGAAGTCGAAGTTTGCGAAGTGATGGGCGATCAAATCGTACTCGATGGTGTCGCGAGACTCGACCGCAAAACCGTCCGCGCCAACTTCGAAGGGGTCGGCCTGATCCAGAAGCCGCCGGGCAAGCCAGTTCTCGTACCCGAGACGGACAAGCGACCGGAGCTGAACAGCGTGGAGGGTGATTTTGCCGGAGAGGAGTTTGACGTATGAGTGACCACCAACGTTTGACCGCCGAGGAACTGGCAGCAATGCGCGGCCGTTTGAGCCGAGCAACGCTGGGGCCGTGGGTTTACGACGAATACGGCAACGTGAACGGCCCCGATACGGGGTATGGAGAGTTGCGCGTCGCCACGCTGCAAAAGTGCGCACGGCACGAGAATCTGGCAAACGGCATCTTCATCTCGACCGCTCGCACCGACATGCCGCGTTTGCTCGACGAAGTGGATGCGCTGATCGCGGCATACAACGAGCAGGCGGAGAAGATCGCACGCTACGAGGCACTATTCGAAGAGATCGAAGCCGTAGACAACGATGACTACGAGGACGATTACCACGAAATGAAGGCGATCGCCTCCAGCGCAAGGCAAGGGGGCTAATTCATGGGGGAAATGGCTGATTATTACGTCGACCAAATGACTTCCGGAAGATGGTCCTCCGGCAGTTACAAAAACAGAGCAAAGGGGAACAACCAAATGGCACTCGACAACAACAGCACGAAAGTAATCACCGGCAAGGTACGTCTCTCGTACTGCCACATCTTCGAACCGCAGCTGAACGACGCGGGCGAGTTGAAGTACACCACGGCAATCTTGATCCCGAAGGAAGACAAGGAAACGGTGCGCAAAATTCAAGCCGCCGTCAACGCGGCAGCTGAGGCGGGCAAGGGTCTGTGGGGTGGCAAGATTCCGTCGAACCTGAAAAAGCCGCTCCGCGACGGCGACGAAGAGCGACCGGACGATGAGGCATATGCGGGGCACTACTTCCTGAACGCAACCTCGAAGAACAAGCCCGGTATCGCAAAACCGATGGGGCGCGATGCGCAAGGCAAACCGAAATTCCAAGAGATCACCGACAGCACCGAAGTGTACAGTGGTTGCTTCGCCAAAGTGTCGATCAACTTCTACCCGTTCAACGCGAAGGGGAACCGCGGCGTTGCGGCTGGCCTGAACAACATCGTCAAAGTGCAAGACGGCGATCCGCTGGCTGGTCGTGCAAGCGTAGCGACTGACTTTGCCGACGAGAACTTCGATGACGACGATGACTACGGCGACGACGACGGTTTTCTGGACTAATCAATCTGCAAGGGGATTCGGAGACGGGTCCCCTTTCCTATAGCAATTTCAGCCAAAAAGAGGCTGGTGAAGCGATTTGACACACGAAAAGGAGCAACACGGCATGTTCTGGTTCTTCTTTTTCCAACTGGAAGAGCCGAGCGACCTTGACAGCGGTTCGGTAGGGTGGGACCCAATTCTCGCTCTGAAACTCAAAGCGAGGGTTTTGAGCGCACGACGAGCCCCTAGAGATGAAGTTCCCGTCTGCATAGGGCACAAGGGCAACGCCGAATTTCACGCGTTGCACCAAGACGTTCCGTTTTGGTTGGTCGGTTACTTCCTGCACTTCAAATGGCCAGACCACGACGAATACCTGACGTTGCTTCAATTTGAAGACGGCGTCTACCAAATCGCACTCGTGAACCTGTGCTACGGCGACACCGATTACCTAGATGCCTTTTACAGTGGGTTCTTTACCTCAAACCTCGAAAGCAGGTTCACCTTCATCGACGATGGCGCGTGGTACAGGTATCAGCAACTGCCAAAGCGATAAATGAAAGGAAGTGTGCACGATGAAATTTTACGAGCTGGTGAAGGTTGATCCGCGTGCAACAGGTGTCAACCGCGTGTATCACGCAACGGTTCTGCTCGTTTGGATCGATATCTGGTTCGAAAAGAACACTGGCAAGTTGCCGCCGAGGCCGTTTCCTCCGGCAAAACAGAAACAGGAGGTTGTGACGGCATGAAAATCTATCTGGCTTCCTCTTGGAAGAACGCTGAGAAAGTAAAGAACATCACCGGCATCTTGCGCAATTTCGGGCATGAAGTTGACGCGTTCTGCGATTCCAGCACGGGGCGGTTCGTGTTCAACTTCGGCCAGTTGCCGGACGTGACTTCGCACAACGCCATGACGATCTTGGCGGAGGAGTCGGTGCAACGCGCCTTCGCCGAGGACAAGAAGTGGATCGATTGGGCGGATTGCGTGCTCCTCGTGCGCCCCGCTGGGAAGTCCGCACACCTTGAGGCGGGCTATGCGAAAGGAGCGGGCAAGCTCCTGATCATCTACGAAGAGCAGTTCGAAAACGGGGATTTCGACGTGATGTACGGTTTCGCTGATTTGGTGACAGACAACTTCGCCTGGGTGGTTCGGATGCTTGAGGAGCATGACGCGATGCGCGAAAGGACGGACAACTGATGGCAAAGTCCGACCTTTTCACCGTCCCGAAAGAGGGGCTGGCCGCTGTTCGCCAGCAGATCAAGGGCTACAACGACGTGCTGAAAGAACGCGAAGCGCAGGAGAAGCGTGACCGCAGCGAGCTCGCCCGTTTGACTCGAAAGATTGACCAGCTCGAAGCCATCGAGCGCCGTCTGAACGCGAAGAAGAAACGCACCGCCAAGGACGAGGAGCAACTTGCAAAAGTCAAACTCGAAGTAGCTCCCTTGCAAGACGAATGGAAAGATCTGCACCAGCGCGTATCCAAGCTGACGAGCACGAAGCAGTTGGAAATCATCACTCCGGTGTGGGTCCCCGTCGGGAACGTGAAAGTCCTCATGAAGTGGGAGATCATCGCGCCGCTGAACAAGCTGTTGCGCAACTTCCGCGTGATGCTGGTGACGAACAGCACGCAGTCGCATCTTGAGGTTCGCTACTTCCATAAGAAGACGCGCGGGGGTACGACAAACTACGAACTCAAAGGGACGTACTGGCTGAACGCGCTGACGGGTACGGTTTACGACAGATTCGGCTTTGGCGCTCATGCGCCGACGTGCTCCATCCCCGAGTGGGTGGACACCCGTGTGAACTGAGGAGGGACCGAGGATGACCGACGTACTCCGTATCGACCTTGAAACCTTCTCCTCCGTCGACCTGAAAAAGTCCGGCGTGTACCGCTACGTCGAGTCGCCGGACTTCGAGATCCTGCTGTTCGGCTACGCCTACGGCGACGACCCGGTGCAGGTGATCGACCTGACGGCGTTCGAGGAGTTACCGGAGCGGGTGGCGCACGACCTGACCGATCCGCACGTAATCAAAAAAGCGTGGAACGCTGCGTTCGAGCGGACGGCCATCGCCAAACACTTCGGCATCAAGTGCGACCCACTCCAGTGGCGATGCACGATGGTGCACGCGCAGTACCTTGGACTTCCGGCCAGTCTGGACCAAGCGGGCAAAGTGCTGGGCGTGTCGATCCAGAAGGACGCAAAGGGCAAGAACCTGATCAAGTACTTCTCCGTCCCTTGCAAGCCGACGAAGACGAATGGCGGGCGCACCCGCAACCATCCGCACCACGACCCTGAAAAGTGGTCAGAGTACATCTCCTACAACCGGCAGGACGTGGAAGCGGAGCGGGAGGTAGACCGCAAGTTGAGCCGGTTCCCCGTCCCCGACGGGGAGTGGCGGCTGTGGGCGCTCGACCAGCGGATCAACGACCGCGGCGTCCAGCTCGACCCCGTGCTGGTCGAACAGGCGATTGCCTGCGATGCGCAGTACGAGGCGCGACTGTTGGAAGAAGCCAAGGAGTTGACCGGGCTGGACAACCCAAACAGTTTGCCACAGCTCAAAGCGTGGCTGGCGGAGCGAGGGCTGGAGACACCGGACGGACTCAGCAAAGACTTCATGCCAGCGTTGCTAGACGCCGCGCCGGACGAAGAGACGCGCCGGGCGTTGGAACTCCGCCAGGAAATGGGCAAGACCTCCGTTGACAAGTACAACGCAATGGCGCGCACCATCTGCGCCGACGAACGGGCTCACGGCCTGCTCCAATTCTATGGTGCCAACCGAACGGGCCGATGGGCCGGACGGCTCATCCAAGTTCAGAACCTTCCACAAAACAAGATCGAGGACTTGGCACTCGCGCGGGAGATCCTGCGCAGCGGAGACTTCGAACTGCTGGAAATGCTGTTCGGCGCGCCGCCGTTCGTGCTCTCGCAACTGATCCGCACGGCGTTTATCCCTGCCGAGGGCTCCAAGTTCTTCGTGGCCGACTTCTCCGCCATCGAGGCACGCGTCATCGCTTGGTTGGCGGATGAGAATTGGGTGCTGGACGTCTTCCGGAGCCACGGCAAGATTTACGAAGCGACGGCGGCCAACATGTTCGGCGTTCCGTTCGAGACGATCACCAAGGGTCACGCGAACTACCGGTTCCGCGCTTCGGGGAAGGTGGCGACGCTCGCCTGTGGTTTCCAGGGTGGGCCGAACGCCATCGCTGCGATGGACTCCAAGAAGGAGATCGACCCTGACGAATACCCCGCGCTGGTCAAGCAGTGGCGTGCGGCAAATCCAAACATTGTCCAACTGTGGTACGCCGCCGAGCGGGCGGCAGTGACGGCGGTGAAGGAGAAGCGCACGGTGAAGTTGGCGCACGGCGTTCAGTATCGCCCCGAAGCGGGAATGCTGTTCGCCGATCTCCCTTCGGGGCGAAGCCTCTGTTATGTGAAACCGCGCATCAAGCGTGACGCGCAGTTCGACAAGGACGCCCTAGAGTTTGAAGGGCAAGACCAGCAAACGAAAAAGTGGACGACGCACCGAACCTACGGCGGCCGGTTGGTGGAGAACTTGGTGCAGGCGATCGCGCGAGATTGTCTCGCCGAGAACATGCTGCGGCTGGACGACGAAGGCTACCAGATCGCCATGCACATCCACGACGAAGTTGTTTCAGAGGAGCCGACGTGGACGGCCCGCCACTATGCTCATGTCGTCCAGATCATGAGCCGTCCCATTAAATGGGCGCCGGGTCTGCCGCTGACGGCAGCAGGCTACGATTGCGATTTCTACCAAAAAGACTAAGGAGGCATCACCCATGCAAACAGAAGCGATTGCAAAGCTCCGGGCCGAGATGGAAGCGGCCAGAGATAACGAGTATATCCAGTACATCGGGGAAGTGCTGGTCGGCTTCATCGACCAGAACCCCGACACGGCGGAGAAGTTCATCGCCGAAGACAAGACGATCGCCAATAACTTGGCGGCGATGCGAGACGAGGCGAAGAAAAAGCAAAAGAACGGCATGGCGATGCTCTCCCCCGTCGAGGGGATGCGGATCGTGCTGAAATACTTCGGCGTGGAGTCCGCACCGACGGTGCCCAACCCGTTGGCGGAGTTGTCGGCGGCCACGCCGAAGACCGAGGCGGCACCCGCCACCACACCGGAGACGCCGAAGCCGGTCACGAGCACGCCGCAGAAGACGGCGCGCTTCAGTGCCTCTCTCGACGATTTGCTGTAGGAGGGGGCTAGCGCATGTCAAATCATGAGGAGTTTTTCGCTCATTTCCCTACGAATTTCGGGCATGAGCTTGAAGATTTCGTGACCAATACCGTACTGCTCCACTCCCGCTATCTGGTCGTGCGGCGTGTAAAGAAAGATCAATACGGCTATTGCACCCACTGTCGCAAAGAATACCCGGTGTCCTTTGGGCGGAGCCTGCTCAAGCACAATGAGGATTGGCAGTGTCAGAACTGCAAATCTCTCGTCATCGTGAAGAGTTTGAACCGTGGCCGCAAGTATCTTTTCGACATCGGGTATGTGGTTTGGTACGAGAAATCGAAGGTCAACCCGAACGCGATCGTTGCGCGTGGCATTCGGGTCTCTCGTGACTATCGGAGCAACGTGTACGACGTTAATACAACGTACAAGACAGTCTCCCTGTATTTGTTTGAGCCCTCTGAGAATGGGGTAAAGGGTAGGAGCAAGCAACTTCGTTTGAGTGAGAGGGAGAATAGATGGGATGAAGCAGCAAACATTCAATCGGAACTCAGCACGCGAATGAACGGGTTGCAACACGTTTATTTAGGAATGGAGAGCGTGTACGAAGCCGTCAAAGGTACACCTTTTCAGTACAGCATGTGGAAAGTTTATCTGGATGAATCTTGGGATCTTGTTCGGTTCTTCGATCTTGCTGCGAAGTACCCGTGCGTTGAATACCTGACCAAGCTCGGGTATCGCAGTTTCGTTGATGCGAAGCTGACCGGTGGCTACACCTACAATTCAATCAACTGGAACGAGAAGTCGATTGACAGAGTGCTGCGACTTTCAAAAGCAGAGCTCAAGAGGTTCCGTGCCGAGGGGGTCAGACTGACCCCCCAGTTCCTCCGCAGTTACCAGATGTGCAGGAAACACGGAGTGTCGGCGACGTTCGAGCAGGTAGAGAAAATGCAGGACTTGATTGACCCTCACAACTCTGATGAGCTGAAACTTCTTCTGCGTTACTCACCGTACGCAAAGGTCGGCAAATACCTCATCAAGCAGATGGAGAAGCGTAAACAGTACCGCTACTTTAACTGGGTTATGCGTGACTGGCGAGACTACATCAATGAATGCTTGGAGTTGGGACTTGACCTGAGGGACGAGCAGATCTTGTACCCTCGTGATCTCCACGCTGCGCACCAAAGAACCTCCACGCAAGTGAAGGTGAAACGCGATGAGGCGCAGCAAGCGTTGTTTGCAAAGCGATTTGATGAGCTGAAAAAATTCATTTTCCGGAGAAAGGGCCTCATTTTGAGGCCAGTCCAAAACGTTGACGAGTTGATCAACGAAGGGGAGACACTCCGTCACTGTGTCGGTGGATACAGCGCGCGGTACGCAAAAGGTGAGACTGACCTGTTCGTCGTCCGCAAGGTAAACGCGCCTGACACTCCGTTTTACACGATGGAGGTGTGCGGGGGGAGGTTGTCGCAGTGCCGGGGCCACTCCAACCGCGACATGACAGAGGAAGTAAAGGATTTCGTCGACGCCTTCGTGGCAGAGAAATTGTTCAAGAAATCGAAAAAGCGCGGTCGGAAGACCGATGACAAACTGGGGGTTGCAGTATGAGTGAATTGCAAGTAGTGCGCACGCCGGAAATGATCGCGTTCGAGATCCGCACCATCGACCAACAGACGCGCGAGATCATGTTGCGTAACGCAATCGAGATCGGCATGCGGCTGATTGAAGCCAAGGAGCTCGTCGCGCACGGCGAGTGGGGCGACTGGTTGGGGGCAAACGTGAGCTACAGCCAGTCCTCCGCCAACAACTTCATGCGCGTCGCTAAAGAGTACGGCGATGCGAATTCGCAAGCGTTTGCGAATTTGAACTACACCCAAGCGGTTGCACTGCTGGGCGTGCCCGCCGAGGAGCGAGAAGACTTCATCCGCGACAACGACGCGGAGAACAAATCCGCACGCGAGCTGGCCGAAGCGATCAAAGCAAGAAAGCAGGCTGAGAAGGAAGCGGCTGACGCCGAGAAGCGCGCCAAGGAAGCTGAAGCGAAAGCCGAGAAAGAGCGTCAAGCTCGCATCGAGTTGGAACAGCAACTTGGGCAAAGTCGCGATCTCGCCGAAGAACTCCGGCAGACGAAAGAGGCGCTGGAGAAAGCGAAGGCAACCGGAAGCGACGAGCAGGTACAGCGGCTGACCTTGGCGCTTGAGAGCGTGGAAGGCGACCTGACCGATTCTCAAAACCGCATCAAAGAACTTGAAGAGGAATTGAAGGCGAAGCCGATCGAAGCCGGGGCGGCAGTCGAGGTGATTCCGCCCGCGATCTTGGAAGAGTTGGAGGCGTTGCGCGCGAAAGCCGCCGATCAAAACGGCGCGCCGCCGAGCAACGAGTCCTTGGTGAAGTTCAAGCTGATCATCGGCAATCTGAGCAACGGCTTCAACGACCTGTTGGGCACGCTTGATGAGTTCGAAGAGGGCGAAGAGCGGGAGAAGTACAAGGGGGCAATCGGGCGACTGCTCCAGCGGATGCTGGAGAGTATTCAGTAGGCCGGCATGTGGTTCTTCTTGTTCGAAGACGAAGCCCCGCAACCGCGCACGACGCGCAAGCGGGCGGCGAAGACGGGACTGACCGACGAGTCCCTTTGCGAAGGGTTTGACACGCGCTTGCGTGACCGGCTCGAAGACGCGATCCGTGATCGGCGCGAAACCGTGTTGGACCGCTACAAGCCGATTGACCTTGAGAAAGCCCGGATCGTCGCCTACAAACTGAAATCTTCTACCTACACGTTCGGCGACAAATACGAGGTCATGTTGAGGCTCCGCACGCTTCACGGGAACCCGCGTGAGTGGTGGTCATGGTGCACGTTGTCGCTCCACGCGGCGCGCGGTTCGGATGTTGTAGGGCCGTGGCCGATGACCATCAAGGACGAGCGCTGGATTCCTCAGTTTCATTGGGAGTCGGTCGAGGAGATCGCCGCTTACCGCAATCGCCCGGGCGGCGACATCGATCGGCAAGCAAAATGGGAGCAGAAGCAAAGTTCCGCACGAAAACGAATGGAGGGTTAACGATGGAAAAGATTCAACCGACGTACTGCACGCCGGAGCGGCTGCAGGGGATGGTCGAACAGCACGAGCGGGGGTGGCTCCCGGCTGTACTCGATGTGCGCGCCGCGCAAGATGGCGACATGGCTGACGCCGCTGGCGCTGTACTGGATACGGTACACCAGCAGCGCGGCGAGCTCTTGGGCATGGTCGCGTGGCAGAACGAGAACCGCGAAATCAAGGGTGCTCTCGACATCTACTATTCCGGATCGGTCGACGCCCGCAAAGCGATGTACCTGATCAGCGACATCATGCGTAACGACAAGGTGAAGAAGCCGGAGCCGCTGGTACACATCTGGACGGACTGGGCGATCTACCAACGCCAGAGCGGGCATGAAGAGGCGTTGGGGCGTATTGCCGCGTGCATCGGCTATCCGGTGCCGACGGAGTAGCATGGACTACTTCTCCCTCCAAGCCGCGCGCCGAGAGAAAGTTTTCTTCAAGCGCCTGAGCGCCGGGGCGGTGTACCAGACGGGCACCGGTCGGTTGAACAAGATCGAGTCGCACGACGCCGAGGCGGTGTACATCAGCACCGCCCGCAGCGTTCGGCCGATCCGCATCGCCCGTGAGAAGTTGCGTGCCGCTCTCCGTCATATGTACGCCCGTCGTACTGCGACGCGCAAGGAGATGGAGCGGCACCACGCGTACAGCTCCGCGCTCCTTGGGCTTGTCGGCACCGTGCTCGTCGGGCTGACGAAAATCCAGCGCACGGTTCGGGGATTGCTACGAATCACGATGATTGGCACGCGCTTCTTTTTCTCCGGATGCGAGCACGACCCGAAAGCCTTGCGGCTTGTCCGGCAGAACGGCGGCAAGATGCTCCTCATGTCCTACTTCTGGCTCCGGGACAAAGTAAATTGGCTCTCCTCCATCGAGGCGGCGGGGTTCCAGCCGGAGGACGTCGTGATCGATTCCGGCGCGCCGAGCATCTACAAAGCCGAGCTGAAGAAGAAGCCGGTGCGCTCGATCCGCGTCGAGGAGTATGCCGACTGGTTGGAGCTGTACGGTAGCCGCCTCTTCGGCTGGATGAATCTCGACGTGATCGGCGACGATGCCGCCACGCGCAAGAACTACGAATACCTGTGCGGCCGAGGGCTCCGCCCGATTCCGGTCGTCAACATCCAGTCCTCGCTTGACGAGTTCGAAAGGTACATCGAAGAGGATCACGACATTATCGCGATCGGCGGGGCGGCGTTCCTCCTGCAACGGTCGCAAAAACGGAAAGTCGGCGAGCTCCTTCGCCGGATCATCTCCCGCTGGCCCGATCAGGTTTGGCACCTCTTGGGCTGTGCGCACGTCGGGCTCCTGCGTGAGTCCGGCATCACGTTCGCCGACAGCGCCGCACCCGTTACGATTGGGTGGCGCGGGCGGGTCATCACCAAGACCGGGCAGAAGGATCGGCCTGAGATGGAGAAGGACGACCGCACCGCCGCCAGCGTGCGCGAATTGGCCAAGTTGGAACACTATGGCTTGGGGAATGCGCAGAGAAGGAGGTTGCAATTTGAAAATTGTTGAGTTGGATTGGGCTGTTGAAAATATCGAAAAGCTGACACCGGAAGAGCGCCAGTTGCTTGACGAGCTCGACGTGGTGAGCCAAAAGAAGTCCGGTGAGTTGAAGTTGAGTGCCAACAACATGTTGAAACTGCTCGCGCACTGCGGAAGCCTGTACGAAAAATACCGTTGATCGAGATGTACCCGCAAAACCTCAGTTATGAAAGGGTGGAACTCCAATGCACGACATCGAACTTGATATCTCTTTCGGCAAGCACCGTGCCGACACCGCATGGAAGCCGGAATATTTAACGTGGGACGAGTTCGTTGACCGGCTGCGGAAGGTTCGCCGAACGTCCGAAACCATCGCCGAGTACGACAAAATGCACAACATCGCCCGCCATAAAGCCAAGGACGGCCCGGCCTTCGTCGGCGGGTTAGTCCGGGGCGGCCGCCGCAAGAAGGAGAACGTCGACACGCGTAGTCTCATCACGCTGGACGCCGATCACATCACCGACGACGGGTTCCTGTTCGCCTGCGAACTCGTCCTTGGCGGCACGGCCTACGCCGTCTACTCCACGCACAGCCATCGCCCGCACGCGCCGAAGTACCGCCTCGTCGTTCCCGCCGATCGCACGATGACGCCGGACGAATACGCCGCCGTCGCACGCAAGATCGCCGAGCAGATCGGCATGTTGTACTTCGACAGCACGACGTTCCACGTACACCGCCTGATGTACCTGCCGTCCTGCTCGAAGGACGCGGAGCCGTTCCTTGAAGTCGTTGACGGCGACCCGCTGTTCGTCGACGGCGTGCTGGCGGAGTATGACGACTGGCGCGACGTCATGCAGTGGCCCCGGCATCCGGATGCCAAGATCGAGCGCACGGCGGCGCATCGGATGGAAGATCCGAGAGTCAAACAGGGTGTGATCGGGGCGTTCTGCCGCCTCTTCTCCATCTCCGAGGCGATCGAGACCTTCCTGCCCGACACCTACGAGGCGGTGGACGACACGCTGACGCGGTACACGTTCGTCGGCGCGAGCTCCTATGGCGGTCTGGTCGTGTACGATGACGACACGTTCGCCTACTCGCACCACGAGAGCGATCCCTGCTCCGGCAGAGAGGTCAACGCGTTCGATCTCGTTCGACTCCACAAGTTCGGCGCGCTGGACGACCGCGCCAGCGAGAAGACGAACATCACGAAATTGCCGAGCTACACGGCCATGATGGCGTTTGCCGCGAATAACGGTCGGGTGAAGCGTGAAATGCTGTCTCAGTTGTCGGATGATTTTGCCGAAGCAGAGGCGGAGAGCGACGAAGAGGGTCCACAGACCGATTGGGTCGAGGAGCTGAAGACGTCCGAGAAAACCGGGCTCCCACTGCCGACGGCGAAGAACGCCGAGTTGATCCTGAGCAACGGGGCGTTCTCTGGCGTTCTGGCGTATGACGCGTTTGGCAATACGGAGGTCATCCGCAAGGCGTTGCCGTGGCGGCCTCGTGAGCGTCCGCACGAGGACTATGAGCCGTGGCTCGCGGCGGACGACAAACGGCTGTTGCATTGGTTCGGAAAGAACTACGAGATCAAAGCGGCCAGCACGATTCAGAACGCGTTTACCGAAGTGGCGCACGCGAATCGCTTCCATCCGATTATCGAATTTCTGGAGGCACAGGAATGGGATGGGCGAGAGCGAGTGGAGCGGCTGTTCATTGACTACCTGGGCGCGGAAGACTCCGCCTACGTGCGGGAAGTCACCCGCAAAATGTTTGTGGCTGCCGTCAAGCGGCTGTATGAGCCGGGCTGCAAGTTCGACTACATGCTGGTGTTGGTGGGTCCGCAAGGTGCCAACAAAAGCACGATCATTCAAATGTTGGCGCAGCGGTGGTTCTCCGACTCGCTGAAAACCTTCGACAGCAAAGAGGCGGGCGAACACCTGCAATCAGCATGGATCTTCGAGTTTGGCGAGCTTGCGGGGATGAGCAAGACGGAAGTCGATGAGATCAAGCAGTTCATCACCAAGCGATCGGACAAGTACCGCGTTGCCTACGACCGCGTGATCACAGACTTCCCGAGGAAGTGTGTCTTCTTCGGCACGACGAACAACTGGAATTTCCTGAAGGACCCCACCGGGAACCGCCGCTTCTGGCCGGTGACGGTCGACCCGGCGAAACGCACGAAATCCGTTTTTGAGCACCTGACCACCTATGAGATCGGCCAATTCTGGGCGGAGGTCTTGGAGATGTACCGTGCCGGTGAGGAGTTGATGTTGTCGCCGGAGATCGACCGCGAGGCAAGCCTTGTGCAGGGCCTGCACATGGAAGACGACCCGCGTGTGGGGCTCATTCAGGAGTGGTTGGAAACGCCTGTACAACCCGACGAGTGGGCTGATGAGCCTGAACCTTATCTGCGTGACCGAGTGTGTGCGGCTCAAATTTGGGCTGAGTGCCTACACAACAAAACCGGGGCGATTCGAGCTTGGGAGGCACGTGAAATTCTCGACCTCATGCGACGCATACCGGGGTGGAAGGAGCGACCCGGCAAAGCCCGCATGGGAGAGTATGGCATCCAAAGGGTGTTTGAAAGAGTCAAATGATGTTGCCGCGAGGTATGGCAACGCACGGCAACAGACGGCAACGACGGCAACAAAAGCCGGTATCACCCGTTGCCAATGTTGCCGTGAAGTTGCCGTAAAACGGAAGTGATCGGCAACGTCAAAAAGCCAGTAGTACCAAGGCTTCAAACGCAGTTGTTGCCAATGTTGCCGTAAATCTTCTATTAAGAAGTATTTGTAAAGAGCATAGGAAGAGGAAAAAGGGTGATTATATGCTGTCCTATGCTAAACGCATTTTAGGCGGTACGCGCGTGGCGCGCCTGTGTGCGCGTAACACGGCAACGGGAGGTCTGTCAAGTGGTTTGTTGACGGATTGCAGGGTCGGGCGATTGCCGTTGGTGCGAGCGACGAAACGAAAGCCGCCTGTGCACGCGTAACACATAAACCGAAAACAACTCAAACTCAAGATTTGATTTACAACGGAGGCGATGGAGCTTGAGAGAGTCAGCATTGGAGCGCCGCTTGGTGCGGGAAGTCGAAAAGATCGGCGGCGAGTGTTTGAAATGGACGAGTCCCGGCAACCGAGGTGTGCCTGACCGCATCGTCATCGTGCCGTCCGGCCGCGTTTACTTCGTCGAGATGAAAGCTCCCGGCAAGCCGCTGGAGCCGCTACAGGAGCGGTGGGCGAAGCGCCTGAAAGCATTAGGTCAAAAATGGTACAAGATCGATTCTGAAATTGGAATCAAGCGATTCATCGAGGAGGTGATGGCGGCATGACGGTCTTCGTCCCGCACAAGTATCAGGAGTACGCAATTGAACGGATCATCGACACGGAGTTTATTGCGTTGCTTTTGGAGATGGGCTTGGGCAAAACGGTGTCTACGTTAACCGCGATTGACAAATTGCTAAACGACTATTTCGAGATCGAGAAGGTGTTGGTTGTCGCGCCGCTTCGAGTGGCCGACGACACCTGGGCGCGGGAGGTCGAGAAGTGGGATCACCTCCGGCACCTGCGCATTTCGAAAGTGCTGGGGAGCGCCGATCAGCGTCGTAAGGCGCTGGCAGCGGAAGCCGACATCTACGTCATCAACCGCGAAAACGTCGAGTGGTTGGTTGGCGAGATCGGTCCGACAAATTGGCCGTTTGACACGGTCGTCATTGACGAGTTGTCGTCGTTCAAGAATCATCAGTCCAAGCGGTTCAAAGCCTTGCGGCGCGTCCGTCCGAAGATGAAACGCGTGATCGGCTTGACCGGAACTCCGGCACCAAACGGCCTGATCGATCTATGGTCCCAGATCTACTTGTTGGACCAAGGGGAGCGTTTGGGCAAGACGATCGGAGGATACCGCGATCGGTACTTCGTTCCGGGGCAACGGAGCGGACACACCGTGTACGAGTGGAAGCAGAAGAAGGAATCCGAGGAACGGATTTACGAGGCAATTGGCGACATTGCCGTCAGCATGAAAGCCGAGGATTGGCTTGACCTTCCCGAACGAATTGACCGAACCGTTCCAATCCGTCTTTCGGATAAGGCGTGGGCGTTGTACAAAAAGCTGGAGCGTGACTTGCTTCTCCCTTATGCCGACGCCGACGTTGTCGCCAGCACCGCCGCCGTGCTGTCCAACAAACTCCTGCAGATGGCATCCGGTGCAGTGTACGACGAGGATCGCGGCGTCAAGGAGATCCACGACGCCAAGCTGGACGCTTTGGATGACATCATCGAGGCGGCGCAAGGCAAGCCGGTGATGGTGTTCTATAACTTCCAGCACTCCTTGAATCGGATTCAGCAACGCTTCCCGTACGCGAAGACCCTGCGGAAAGGGAAAGACGGCGTGGAGGACATCCGGGCGTGGAACAACGACGAAACGCCGCTTCTTCTCTTGCATCCTAAAAGCGCCGGCCACGGCCTGAACCTGCAGGAGTCGAGTTGTCAGACCGTCGTGTGGTACGACCAGATTTGGAGCTTAGAGGAAGACCAACAGGCGAATGCCCGCGTCTACCGGCAAGGACAGACGCGCAGCGTCATCATTCTGCGGTTGGTTGCTGAGGGGACGATGGACGAAGAGGTTGTGAAGGCGATCGAGGAGAAAGCCGCAGGCCAAGAGGAAATGAAGCAAGCGTTGAAAGCACGGATCGAGCGCGTGCGCGACGATGCGTGATGCAAAATCCCAATCGTTGTGAATTTGACCGAAAGCGGGTGAGGGGACGTGAGCAAGAGCCAGCATGACTTACTGCTGCAGTACAAGAAGACCCGACGGGATCTCAGGGCGAAACACGACCGCACCGAGAGCAAAGAGGATCAGGCTCTGCTGTCGCAGATGATTGGCGATGTGGAATTCGTGATCGAGTGGTTGAGCACGGGGCGGCAACCGGAGAGCCGCCGGGGCATCGACCGCCGGTCGGTGTACGAGCTGACCAAGGTTTGGGACCCCGAGTGGTTCAAAGAGTTCGTCGCGCCGGTCGCTGCAACATCCGAGTACGAGCTGAGCCTGAGTGATGAGTTCAGTCTGGATGACGCCATGACCGGACTGAGTGAACGCGAGCGTCAGTGCTACGTGCTGCATGTAGGGTTTGACTATTCCATGTTGCAAGTAGCGCAGGAACTTAACATAAAAAAAGCGAGCGTCCAAAATCACCTCAAAGAAGCCGCAAAGAAGATAAAAAATAATAGGACTAGAGACATGTTTTCGATTGTAGTCTAGGTATTTAGTACCTTTTTGTGGCAGGATCAATAGGGTGAAAAACTCAAAATAGTTAACCATAACGTCAAACGCGCATCCAACAACATATGAGAATGCGCGTTTTTTGTTTCGTTTTGTTTACCGTAAAAGGGGGTCATACGGTTGCCCACATATAGTGAGAGGGTCTTTTCGGGAAACGCCAACCAACACTGCCTATCACGATGCCGACCAACGTCAGCGCCGTCCGGCCACGCCGCGTTTCCCATCCGACCCGCTTTAGTTATTTTGAATCTGATTGAATCAGTTGATATTTTGTATCTGTTGTTTACTATCAGGGGTCGTAGGTACTTCCGGCGAGGGTGAACGTATGCGGGTGCGCGCGACCCCAAAAACCGCCTAGATTCAAATTCAAAAACTCACTTCCGTTTCCGTTTTAAGCAGAGCGTGGGAAAGCCGCGAAGTCAGGTGCACCAATACTTTCTGCAACCTGTATGGGGTGCCAGAAACGGAAAATAGCATGTATTTTTACTTCCGGATTGAGAGAGGGGGTGGAATGGGTGGGAAACAGCATTGACGACTTGGTTTCTACGAGCGAATTAGCCCGTGTTTTCGGTAAAAGCACACGTTGGGTCAATGATTTGACCCATGACGAGGTCTTAGAGAAAGTGAAACACGGCACATATCGCCTCCCTGATAGCGTGCAACGCTACATTGAACACCTCAAAAAGCAGTATGAGGAGGGCGGCGGCATTGATTATGCCTTCGAAAAGGCCGCTCATGAACGAGTGAAACGCAAGAAGGCAGAGATCGAGCTGGCAGCGATGGAAGGGCAAATGCACAGTAGCGCGGATGTGGAAACCGTCATGAATGACATGGTTGGTAATTTTAGAGCAAAAATGCTGGCGTTGCCATCCATATTAGCCCCTCAACTCGTAGGAATCACTGAAATTCCGGTTGTTTTTGACATGTTGAGCCGAGAAATTCACGACGCACTCACTGAATTGTCCGAGTACGACCCTCAAACGTTCCTTGCAATCAGTGAGGACTACGTGGAGGTCGACGACGATGAAAGTAGCGGCTAAAACTCTAAAACTCTTCCGTGCGGCCGCGAATTTAGTAGCTCCTCCTCCTCCACTCACCGTTTCGGAATGGGCGGACGAACATAGACGTCTTTCTCCGGAATCCTCGGCGGCACCGGGGCGCTGGAGAACGGATCGCGCTCCGTTTCAACGCGAAATCATGGACTCCGTCAATGATCCGGAGAGTGAAACTGTCATCGTGATGAGCTCGGCGCAGGTCGGCAAGACGGAATTGATTCTGAATACGATCGGATACTTCATGGACCATGACCCTTCGCCGATCATGTTGATCCAGCCGACTTTGGAAATGGCAGAGACGTTCTCGAAGGATCGCCTTGCCCCTATGCTTCGCGATACTCCTAAGCTCAGAAGCAAGGTGAAAGGGGCGAAGGGGAAGGACAGCGGCAACACGTTGCTCCACAAAAACTTTGCTGGCGGCCAAATTACAATGGCCGGGGCAAACTCGCCTGCGTCGCTTGCCAGCCGCCCTATTCGGGTTGTCCTTCTTGACGAAGTGGATAGATACCCTGCGTCAGCTGGTACAGAGGGGGACCCTGTTTCTCTCGTTTCCAAACGAACTACAACGTTCTGGAACAGAAAGAGAATCATGGTGTCAACACCAACGATTGCGGGAGCGTCCCGAATTGAAGACGAGTATTTGAGCAGCACTATGGAGGAATGGTGTTTGCCGTGTCCGTCTTGCGGCGAATATCAACCACTGGAATGGTCACGCGTCCATTTGGAGGACGCGAAGATGGCGTGTGAGTGCTGTGGGTTCCATTTTTCTGAGTTTGAATGGAAAAACGGAGTCCAAAAAGGGAAATGGATCGCGCAGCAAGAGTCAACGAAGCGCGGGTTCCATTTGAACGAACTTGCCAGCCCGTGGAAACGTTGGACTCAGATCATCGCTGAGTACAACGAGGCAAAAGACGATGACGAAATGCTTAAGACGTGGTGGAATACCGCGCTTGGCTTGCCGTGGGATGAAATGGAGCAGCATGCAGACGAAGAAGACCGCATTGAAATTACGGAAAAGGGATTGTGCGATAGACAAGAGGACTACAGGGCGGTTGTACCTGACGACGTTCGTGTTTTAACTGCTGGCGTTGACGTGCAGGGGAACCGGTTGGAAGTTGAAGTTGTGGGGTGGGGACGCGGAAAGGAATCATGGGGGATTGAGTACCGGCAGATTGTCGGTGATCCGGCGAAACCCGAGGTGTGGGCGAAGCTCGATGAGTACCTCGATCGCATTTGGCGTAGAGCTGATGGCATGGGGTTGCGTGTGGCATCCACCACGGTTGACTCAGGTGGCCACCACACGACGGAGGTCTATCGCTACTGCGTCGAACGGGAGTACCGGAACGTCTGGGCGATCAAAGGTAAAGGCGGGTATGGCGTGCCGGTTGTCGGCCGCGTGTCCGAAACACCACGTGAGAAGGCGCATTTGTTTATCATCGGGGTCGACGATCTCAAGGGTAAACTCATGACTCGCTTGAAAGCGCAGGTGCCAGGGCCAGGGTACTGTCATTTCCCATCCGACCCGGAACGCGGGTACGACGAGACGTATTTCAAAGGCCTGCTGTCCGAGAAAAAAGTTATTCGTCGCCATCGGGGTGTGAAGCGGATCAAGTGGGTGAAGAAGTCAAACGTCCGAAACGAGCCGCTTGACTTGCGGAACTATGCGACCGCTGCTCTCGAAATTCTCAACCCAAACTTGGAAGCACCGGCGAGATTGATCGGCGACTACAAAGGGAGCGGAAGCCAAGCAAAACCCGCTAAGAAAAAACGCCGCGGCGGTACGTTGAATCGCGGAATTTCCGTGTAAGGAGGTGAAAAGGAACATGGCATTTACGCTGGAACAGGCACAAAAACACTTGGAAACGTGGATGGCCGCCGAATTGGCGGTTGCAACGGGTCAAAGCTACACGATCGGCACACGTTCCCTGACGAGAGCGAATCTGAAAGACATTCGTGACTCCATCACGTATTGGCGCGGCGAAGTGGACCGCCTCAGCGGCACGACACGCCGCCCGCGTGTGCGTAGAATCGTTCCGCTCGGATGATGAACGTTGTTGACCGCATGATTGCTGCGTTCTCCCCGAAAACAGCCCTGAAACGGTCGGTTGCTCGCAAACAACTGGAAATCTTGAACTCAGGCTATGGAAATCACGGGGCAAGCCGCTTGAAAAAGTCGCTCCAAGGGTGGAATTTCGCCGGTGGGAGTCCGTTGGAGGACATCGTTTTCAACCTCGATGTGCTCCGGCAACGCTCTCGTGATCTTTATATGGGCGGCGCTTCGCTCTCGACGGGCGGGTTGAAGACGATCAGAACGAACGTCGTCGGCACTGGATTACGCCTCAAGCCTGCTTTTGACGCTGAATTTTTGGGCTTGGACGACCAACAAGCCGCCAATTTAAAGCGAACGATCGAGCGCGAATGGGAAATGTGGGCCGAAACTCCGGACTGCGACGCCATGCGGATGGACAACTTCTACCAGCTCCAACAGTTAGCCTTCCTCTCTATGCTCATGTCGGGCGACGTCTTCGCTTTGTTGCCGATGAAACCAAGGAAGAACAGCGCATATGATCTCCGGATACGTCTCATCGAGGCTGACCGCTGTTTGAACCCGAACAGCCTCAGTGATGCTGACGTGATTTTCGGAAGTGTTGACGGCAAAGACATCAAAGGCGGCGTCGAAGTCGACGAAGACGGCGAAGTCGTGGCGTACTGGTTCCTGAATCAGCATCCACTCTCCTATGTCTCGAATTTCAAGCGCGAGTGGAAACGTGTAGAGGTGCGCGGTCAAGAATCCGGACGCGTGAACGTGCTGCACCTAATGGAAAAGGAGCGACCGGAGCAACGACGAGGCATTCCAATCCTCGCGCCGGTCATCGAATCATTCAAACAGCTCGGACGGTATACCGAGGCTGAGTTGATGGCGGCGGTGATCTCCGGCATGTACACCGTTTTCGTGGAGTATGAAGGGGCTGCCTCCGATTCGCGACTGCTTGGATCAGATGGCGGGTTTGACACCGGCGACGATGACGAAGATGAAGCGCCGGAATACGCATTGGGCAACGGCGCGATCGTCGGGTTGGAGCCAGGACAGAAGATCTCGACCGCAAACCCCGGACGACCAAACGCACAGTTTGACCCGTTCGTCACCGCGATTCTGCGCCAGATCGGTTCCGCTCTTGAAGTGCCGTATGAATTGCTGGTGAAAAACTTCAACGCTTCGTACTCAGCAAGCCGAGCGGCCATGCTGGAAGCGTGGAAAATGTTCCGCATGCGTCGCGCTTGGATGACGGCCGACTTCTGCCAACCGATTTACGAAGAGTGGTTTGCGGAAGGCGTGGCAAAAGGCAGGATTCCTGCTCCGGGCTTCTTTAGAGATCCCGTCATACGCAAGGCTTACACCAAAGCGGTTTGGCATGGTCCGTCCCAAGGTCAAATTGACCCCTTGAAGGAAGGGCAGGCTTCAAAACTCTTGGTCGAGGAAGGTTTCTCGACACGCGAGGCGGAGACGGCCAAACTCAACGGCGGCGACTACGAGATGAACGTGCGCCAGTTGTCGCGAGAACAAAAACTGCGCCAAGAAGGAGGTATCGAAATTGGGCAACCAGCACCAGAACAACAGCAACAACCAGAAGCCCCCGCACTTCTGGAAGATGGCGATCTCGCCGAGGAACAGTAGCGCTGCTGAAATTTTGCTTTACGGTCCGATCAGCGAATCTACGTGGTGGGGCGACGAGATCACCCCGCAACAGTTTGCCGATGACTTGGCGGCGCTTGGTCCGGTGAGCGAAATCACCGTGCGGATCAACAGCGGCGGCGGCGATGTTTTTGCGGGCATGTCGATTAACGCGATGCTGAAACGCCATGCTGCAACCGTTACGGTATACATCGACGGTTTGGCGGCTTCCATCGCCTCGATTATCGCGATGGCAGGCGACAAGGTAGTTATGCCACGCGGTTCGATGATGATGGTTCACAATCCGTGGTCGAGCCTTTGGGGAGGTGATGCGAACGATTTTAGAACTGCCGCCGATGTACTGGATAAAATCCGGGACTCGATGATTGAGGTGTACGCTGCACGAACCGGCCTGACGTCCGAAGAACTCAAGTCCATCATGGACGCCGAGACGTGGATGACGGCGACTGAAGCGGTTGAAAAAGGGTTTGCAGATGAGGTAGAAGATGCCATTCCGGTATCCGCGTCAGCGCGGGGGCGGATGGCATTTTTTAATGGGGTCGAACATGATCTCACTCGTTTTATGAACGCCCCGAATCTTCCTGAGCACGTACCGCCGCCAGCGCCGACACCTGCACCAGTACCGAAAAACGAAGGAGTGAAACCCATGAGTCTGACGTTGGAAGAATTGAAAAATAAGTACCCGGACGTGTACTCGGCCGCCGTTTCCGAGGGTGCGACTACTGAACGCGCCCGCATGAAGGCGATCGACGAACTCGCGATGCCCGGTAACGAAGAAATCCTCGCCAAAGCGAAGTATGAAACCGGCATCTCGGCTGCTGAAACGGCTGTCGCGTTGATCAAGGCCGACAAAGAGCGTCAAGCGCAGTATCAAAACGCACTGGTCAACGACGCCCAAGCCTCCGGCGTGAACGATCTCACGCCCGCGGCCGCACCGGTTACGCATGGTGCAGGGGCACAAGCTCAACAAATTCAACAGGTCGGCGCGGATATCGCGAAAATCGCCGCTGGCTTGCGGAGGGGGAGATAATCCATGCCGAAACAACTGATGACCACTCTCGGCTCCTTGGAGTTGGACAACCTGTTTGCCGGAAGTACCGCCGACGTTGTGGTCGGAACGGTCACGCTGAAAGAGGGCAAAGTGTACAAGCACGGAACCGTGCTGGGGTACATCGACGCGGAGCACAAAGCTGATATCGTCGACTCCACCAAATCGGACGGGACTGAACGTCCGTACGGCATCTTGGCTGACACCAAGGACGCTACTTCCGGTGATGTGATTGCTGAGATCTATTTCACTGGCGAGTTCAACAAAGCCGCTCTGACCTTTGGCGGCACCGATACCGCAGAGACTCATCAACGCGTCTTGCGTGAAATCGGTATTTTTCTGAGCACGAACCAAAAAGCGTAAGGGGGAGCAAACGATGCCCGAAATTGATATCTACGATCCGCGGATCATGCACGCGGCAATTCTCCAGATTCCGCCGGCAAACACCTTCCTGAAGAACCTGTTTTTCTCCACGACAGAAACGTTCTTCACCGAGCACGTTGACATCGACTACTACAAGGGCGGGCGGAAGATGGCTCCGTTTGTCTCGGATCGTAAACCCGGCAAAGTCATGGACCGCCGCGGCTTCACCACCAAGACGTTCACGCCGCCGCAAATCAAGCCGAACCGCATCTTGACTCCGAAAGACCTGCAAAAACGTTCGATGGGAGAAAATATTTACTCCCCGAAGAGCCCCGAAGAGCGGGCAAAGGAATTTTTGGCCAAGGACTTGATCGAGATGGACGATGCAATCACGCGCCGCGAAGAGTGGTTGATTTCTCAAATCATGTTCAATGGCCAAGTCCATATGATTGGTGAAGACGTTGATCAGATTCTTGATTTTAACTTCACCAACAGTGTTGAACTTTCTGGAACTGATCTCTGGACATCTCCGGACAGTGACCCGTTGGAAGACCTGAAAAACTGGCGGCTTTCGTTGGTCCAGAAGTCCGGATTCAACCCCACCCACGTCATCATGGCGTCCGATGTGGTGAGTACCTTCGTCCGACACCCCGTCGTTAAAGATTTGTTGCACAACCGCCGTATGGAACTCGGGCAAATCAAAACCGAACTCCTCCCGAACGGGGTAACATTCGTGGGGACGCTCAACGAAATCGGTTGCGACATTTACAGCTATGACGAGTGGTATGTTGATGACGACACCGATCCGGATCACCCGACTGAAAAGTCGATGGTTCCGCCTGGTCATGTGCTGATGGCATCCACTCGCGCAAGATCCACGCTCTTGTACGGTGCTGCCACCCTCATGAATGAGGCGACGAAACAGTTTTACACCGTCGAAGGCACCCGCATCCCCGATACGTGGGTAGAAAAGAACCCGGCTTCCCGCACGCTGGCATTGTACAGTCGCCCGCTGCCGGTGCCGCATGACATCGACTCTTGGTATGTCGCCAAGGTCATCTAATGTCGTTCAAGGATTTCCTTCAAAGTGACCTCCAAAACGTATTCCTCAACCCTGACGAGTTCGGAGAAACGCACAAAATCGACGGTGCGGAGGTCATCTGCATCGTCGACAGCGATTCTCTCAGCTCACAACCGGTGCATGAGGGCGTGTACCTCGCTGTGGTCAGGCTGTTTGTTGAAAAACGGCTGCTCAAAGAAAAGGTGCCCAAAAAGTACGCCATAGGCTCACGGCTCAACCTTGACGGCCAAATGTACTACGTCTCGAATCTCGCAAACAACGTCGGTATGCTGGAGTTCACCTTGGAGGCGAACGAGTCATGATCGATCTCGATGCAAAAGAGACGTTGAAGGAAGCTGAGAGAAGCGTCAAGCAGATCCAGAAAGCTGTTCCGCGTGCCTTGTCGGCCGCGATCAACCGAACGACAACCGGCTTGAGGACGGAGGCCGTCAAGAAGGTTCGCGAAACCTACGACATCAAGGCGAGCGACGTCCGCCCAACCTTCCGTCTCGGGCGGGCGACACCCTCCAACCTCGAAGCGGACATCCAATCGAAAGGCCGAGCGATACCGTTGATCCGGTTCAATACCAAACCCAAGGCGCCACCTGCCAACGGCAAGAGGCGCCTTGTTACTTCATCTGTTAAGAAGAGCGGCGGGAAGAAGTTGCTACATGCGTTCGTCGCGCGCGTCGGCGGTCACATTGGCGTGTTGGAGCGCGTCGGCAAGTCGCGTCTTCCGCTAAAAGAGTTGTTTGGTCCGTCCGTGCCGGTCATGCTAAACGAACCCGGCATCACGGATCACCTGAACAAAGAAGCGGATCGGCGCATGACGGAGCGTTTTGATCACGAGCTGAACCGACTTTTGGGAGGTGGAACGCGTTGACGGCGTTTATGTTGATGACGGCTATTCGGAGCTTTTTGAATAATGTCGTCAAAGATACTAGCTTTGAAACGACCGAGGGGACGAACAAACCCCCACAAGTTCTTGACGGGTGGCTGCCACCGAAAGGTGAGGGGGACGGTCCAGACTATCCGTTCATTCTCGTGCGTCCGATCGAAGGAGAGGACATCTGTGGTGTTTCGGCATCCGCGCAGGTGAAGTTGTTATTCGGCACCTATTCGAATGACGCCAACGGGTTCCTTGACGTCATCAACCTGATGGAGCGCGTGAGAATCGCACTCCTGACTGCTGGAATCATCGACGGAAGTTTCCGTTTGGATTCGTACAAGTGGAAACTTTTTGAAGAGCAGCCCGCACCCGAATTCGTCGGCGAGGCTGTTTCTTTTTGGACCCTACCCACCATTGTGCAGGAGGTAAATTTGGATGACTAAACACGGTGTTTTTGCGAGCGAGTCGGCGACCTCGTCGATCCCGACGGCAGTCGCTGCCGCTGGCGTGCCGGTTGTATTCGGCACCTCGGCCATTCACCTCTCCCAAAGTCTCAATATCCCAGTGGGCGTGCCGTTGCTCTGTCAAAGCTACGAGGAGGCAGTTGCATCCTTCGGGTACAGCGACGATTGGCGTTCTTACACACTGGGCGAGTTCATGCACGCGTATTTCAAACTCTACGAAAAAGGCCCGGCTGTCTTCGTGAACGTGCTTGATCCGGCCAAGCACAAAACCCACGTCCCGAACACGGCACTCATGGTGCAGGCGGGCAAGGCTACGGTTCAAGACGCGGGGATCATGGCCGACTCCGTCGAGATTGACGACGGTGCGGACGTGCTCACCTCCGGCACCGACTACACGCTTTCGTTTGACGCCAGCGGCAACCTGCTCGTCGCCTTCGGTCAGGGTGTTGCGACCGACTCCTTGACGATCACCTATGACAAGCTCAACCCGGCGGGCGTAACGGGCGCGGATATCGTCGCTGCGCTTGAGTTGGTGGAAGAGGTTTACCCGCGCTTCCGTCTCCTGCCGAGCCTGCTCCTTGCGCCCGGCTGGTCGGAACTTCCGGAAGTGGGTACGAAGATGGCTGAAAAAGCATCGAACATCAACGGCCACTTTAAGGCTCTTGCTGTAACGGACGTGCCCACGAGCACTGTGAAGAACTTCGTCGACGTGCAGAGCTGGAAAGAAACGTACCTCCAAACTTCGCCGCACCAGTACCCCATGTGGCCGCTCGTTACGAAAACAGGAAAGACCTATCATCTGTCCACCCACGCCGCCGCCGCGATCGCGATGACGGATGAAACGTCCCAAGGCGTCCCTTACGTCTCCCCGTCGAACAAGGTCTTGAAGGTCGACGGCGCGGTGCTCAAGGACGGCACGACCGTGTTCCTTGGTCCCAACCAAGCGCAAACCATCAACTCCGTTGGCGTCGCCACGGCACTCAACTTCGTTGGCGGTTGGAAGTTGTGGGGGAACCGCACCGCCGCATACCCGACGCCCGGCGGCGAGCCCAAAGACGTGTTTGTTTCGGTTCGTCGTATGTTCGACTGGATCAGCAACACGATCACACTCAAGTATTGGGAGAAGCTCGACGGCCCGATCACAAAACGCTTGGTTGAATCCATCACCGACGATAATCAACTTTGGTTGAACGGACTGACGGCAATCGGAGCGTTGCTCGGCGGCCGGATCGAGTTCAACGCATCGGAGAATCCGCCGGAAAATCTCTTGGACGGCAAGATGGTGTTCCGCGTGCGCGCAACTCCGCCGTCGCCGGCCGAGGAAATTAACTTCGTCATCGAGTACGACGCACAGTATCTCAGCGCGATCTCAGGAGGTGCGACCGCGTGAAGCAAATCGACGAAAAACTGATCAACTATTCGGTGTACCGCGACGGGACCGAATGGCTCGGTACGGCTGACGTGCAACTTCCTGCCATCGAGGCGCTGACTGAAACCGTGAAGGGCGCGGGGATTGCCGGTGAAGTGGATACCCCTACGCTCGGGCACTTCGGGGCTATGTCCGTAACGTTGAACTGGCGGACCATGAACGCCTCTAACCTTCGACTTTCACAACAAAAAACTCATGCCTTGGACTTTCGTGGAGCCGTGCAAAATTATAACTCCGCAACCGGTCAATTCACGTCTGTCGGCGTGAAAGTGAGTGTTCGCGCCATGCCGAAGAAGACTGATCCCGGAAAGTTGGAAGCGGCGGCGGCTATGGGGTCGTCCAACGAATTGGAAGTCACCTACCTCAAAATCATGGTCGACGGCAAAAAGCTGGTCGAAATCGACAAATTCAATTTCATCGCGGAGTTCGACGGCGTGGACGCGCTGGCGGCCGTTCGCGAACAACTCGGAATGTAATGCAGGGAAGGGGCCAAACAAACATGACAGAAAACAAAAACATTTTCAAACTCTCCAAGTCGGTGAATTTTGATGGTAAAGAGTACACCGAACTCACTCTCGCATTCGGCGAGTTGACAGGCAGCGACATCCTTGCTGCAGAGGCGCAGTATCTTGGCACCGGTGGTCAACCGACTGTTCTGGAAACGTCCAAGCGGTTTCAGGCGATCACCGCAGCAAAAGTGGCGAAGGTGCCGGTTGAACTCATCTATCAACTCTCGGCAAAAGACTTCTCCAAAATCACGATGCAGGTGCAGAATTTTTTGCTCGCGTAGGGCTCGACCGCAACGGGGGGCAGTTGCTTAGACAAGCGGCTGCTTCCTTGGCGATCGGGGTAAAAACTCCAGTTCCGTACTGGTTGAGCATGACGTTGCTGGAGTTGATGCGATGGATCAGCGACATCAACGCGATGGAGCGGAGGTGAGCGTTTGGCGAAAGTGTATGAAATAGCGTTTAAACTCGGTGCACAGCTCGAATCGACGTTCTCCTCCTCGCTCACGCAGGCTATGGGGTCTTTTCAGCAAATCCAGCAGCAGTTAAAACACCTGCAGAACACCAAAGGGAACCCCAACTCATTGAAACCGCTCCGGGATCAATTAAAAGACCTGCTTTCCCAGCTTGGTTCTGCGTCTAATATGACAAAAACCCTCGGAGGAGCATTGAAGGAATTGGGTCCAGTGCTCGCGGGGGCAGGGGCGGTAATTGGCATCACCGTCGGTTTGCACGAGGCCGTTGGAGCAGCCAATGACTTTCAGAAAACGTTGAATCACATAGTAGCGGCGACTGGTGCCTCCAGTGAGGAAATGAAGTCCTTGCAGGAGATCACGACTGACCTTTACAACACCAACGTCGGTGACAGTTGGGAAACTCTGTCGGATGCTCTGATTAAAACCCGCAATATCACAAAATTGACGGGGTCTGACCTCGAAAACGCCACAAATAACGCTCTTGCTCTCAAAGATGTTTTTGAGTTTGATGTCACCGAATCGGTCAAAACGACCGACACGATGATGAAAAACTTCGGCATGACGAGCGAAGAGGCGTTCAACCTCGTTGCGCAAGGTGCACAAAACGGGTTGGATAAATCCGGAGAACTCCTTGACTCGGCGAACGAATACAGTCCATATTTTAAGGCGCTCGGCTTCACGGCGAACGAGATGTTTGATACCTTCTCGGCTGGCCTCGAAGCGGGCGCTTTTAATTTGGACAAAGTAGGCGACGCAGTCAAAGAATTCAACATACGGGCGAAAGACGGATCGACAGGCACAGCGCAAGCCTTCCAAGCGCTCGGGATGGACGTCAACGAAATGTCGCACACGCTCGCGCAAGGCGGGCCGACGGCAAAAGCGGCGTTTAACCAAGTTGTGCAGGCTATCTCCTCGATCGAAGACCCCGTCCAACGGAATCAAATCGGCGTTCAACTCATGGGCACGCAGTTCGAGGATTTGGAGGCAACCGTTGTTTCTGCAATGGGCGAGGCCCGCTCTCAATTCGACATGACGAAAGACACGATGGGGAGCATTCGAGAAGTGCGTTTCGGAACCATCGGGGATGCCTTCACAGGAATTGGGCGGCAGATCGAAACCGGAGTCATAATCCCGATCGTTCAAAAGTTGCTCCCTAGCTTCGATTGGATATCGGAAAAATTGGGTGCGGCGATCCCGTACATTCAGCAGTTCGGAAGCGGCTTCTTGGATGCGTTGGAACCTGTTATCGGCATGTTCCAGACTGTTGGGCATTGGATCGGGGATATCTTCCAAAGTGATATTGTTCAATCCTATTTCGCATTTCTCGGGCAAAATTTCCAATCGCTTGGGGATTTCGCGGGGATTGTCTTTGGCGGATTGATGGCTGGATTCGAGAATTTGAAGCCCGCGATTGAAGGAGTGGGAAGTTTTCTGTCCGCCTACATCCTCCCGGTGCTCGGCTCTATCGTTTCTTTCGTGCGTGACGAACTTTCACCGCATGTGCAGGCTGCGTTCAACGCAATCGCTCCCGTTGTGGCGTCAGTGTTTGGGAAAATCGGAGAGGCAATGGCCGCGATTTGGCCGATCATTCAGCCCATTTTAGCGGCTCTAATGACCGCTTTCCAAACCATTTTTCCGGTCATCAAGGAAATTGTCGTGACGGCATTCGACGCGATCGGCGGCGTCATCAAGGGCGTTCTTGAAATTTTCGGTGGCGTCATCGACTTCATCACCGGCATTTTCACAGGCGATTGGGAGAAGGCTTGGACGGGGGTAAAAGAAATTTTTGGCGGGGTTTTTGACACCTTAGGTTCCGTTCTGTCGTTCCCGATCAATCTTGGCATCGATCTGATAAACCTTGCAATCAGAGGTCTAAACAAAATTCAAATCGACGTGCCGGATTGGGTCCCGGTTGTGGGTGGCAAGCACTTCGGGTTCAGCATTCCGGAGATCCCGAAGATCGGCGGGTATGCCGAAGGCGGAGTTGTCACGAGTCCCGAAATAGCTTGGGTTGGTGAGGGTGGCGACACCGAGGTTATCGTACCTATTAACAATTCGCAGCGTTCCCGCGACCTCTGGCAGACTGCCGGCAACATGTTGGGGATGGATACCAGCAGCGGGCAAGGCGGGGGCTTTGGCGGCATCACGGTCCAGAGCTCCCCGACGATTGTCGTACAGGGCGGCGGGCCCGACACCCAAGCGCAGGTTCAACGTGCACTCAGCAACAACAACGACGACCTGATCTCGAAATTGAAACAAATCCGGCTACAGGAGGCGAGGTTGAGTTTTGGCTAAGGCGTACACTAGCATCCAAGGCGACACTTGGGACTCGATCTCGTACAAGCTGTACGGGACCGAAAAACACATGACGGTGCTCATGGAGGCGAACCCCTCGATCATGAGCACCGTTATTTTTGGCGCGGGAGTCGCGATCACCGCCCCTGACGTGGGCCAGCAGACGACAACCAACTTGCCGCCGTGGAAGAGAGGGTGAGGCGATGGAGGCGCGGCACGTCGAACTCGATCTAACCTATGAGGGCGTCAATATCTCTCAGGAACTCGCAGGATACCTTCTCGATTTTTCGTACCAAGACAACGCAGACAAAGCCGACGACCTGCAAATCAGTTTGCAGGATGCTTCCGGCGTATGGCACGGGAACTGGCTCCCGCGTAAGGGCGACAAAATCGAGGCGGCGGTCAAAGTTATCAATTGGGGAGATGACGAATCTACCGAAACGCTTCCGTGCGGCACGTTCGAAGTTGACACCGTGGGATTCAGCGGACCGCCTGACGTCGTGCAACTCAAGGCGGTTTCCATCCCAATCGGCGGGGCGCGCTGGGAATCTCGTTCACAGGGATGGGAGAACATTCGGTTGTCTGCCATCGCCAAGGACATTGCTGACCGCGCAGGTCTGAGCCTATGGCTTGACATCGTTGACGATCCTCTCTACGACCGACAGGACCAGACGGAACAATCGGACCTTGCTTTTCTCCAGTCACTCGCGACAAAGGAGGGGATTACGACCGTCGTAACGATGACTCAATTGTGTTTGATCGACGAGGAAAGGTACGAAATGGAGTTCCCAATTGCGACTATCGAAAAGGGGAAAAATAACGTCCTTTCATACTCGTTCGACAGCTCAACGGTAGACTGCGGATACAGCGCATGTGAAGTCACGTACCTTGATCCTCAGAAAAAAGTCACGTATCACGGGTATTTCAAACCTTCTTGGGCACCGGAAAACGGTCCAGTGTTGAAAATCAACGACCGCGTGGGCTCCGATGAGGAGGCGCAGCGGCGCGCGAAAACGGCCTTGCGCGAGAAAAACAAATCCGGCACACAGGGAAAGTTTACGCTCATGGGGGACATCAACCTGTTGCAGAGCTTCACAGTTGATGTGGTGGGTTGGGGAGACTTTGACGGGAGGTACATCATAGACAGCGCCACGCACAAGATCGGAAGCGGCGGTTACACGGTCGATCTCTCCATAAGAAAGGTGTTGTACACATGGTAATCACAAATCTGTTGCGCGCAGGTATCGTGTCGGCCGTCATTCCCGAGCGGTGCGCGGTGGTGGTGGCATTCAACGACAAAGACAATCTTGTCTCCCGTGAGTTGCCGGTGCTGGTCCCGAAGACGCTCCGCGCGAAATATTTCAGGTTGCCGGACGTCGACGAGAGCGTGCTTTGCGCGTTCCTCGGCAACGGTATCGAGACGGGATTCTGCCTCGGTGCATTTTATACGGCCGTCGACCTGCCGCCCACCGATTCGATGGATGTGCAGGGCGTATGGTTCGATGACGGCAGTTTTTGCGTGTACGAGGTGGCGTCAGGAATGATGACCGTTTTCGCCAAAGGGGACATCGTCCTGCGATCCGAAAGCGGCTCCGTGGTAGTCCAAGGGGACCTCCGCGTCACCGGGCAAATTTACGGAGCTGGATACGCATGATCGGGGCATTAGGTGACGTCGTTTTCGTCGCCTCGGCGGACACGATCCGGACCTTTGAGGACTTCAAACGTTCATCCTCCGGACGATGGGCGGCGCACGCCGTGCTTGGCAAAAAGCCTGTTTCACAGTTTATCGGTCCGGATCTCGACAAAGTGACGTTCAAGATCAGGTTCGACGTGATGTACGGGATGAACCCGCGCGCCGAGCTGAATCGCCTTTTGGAAATGCAGCGGTCCGGCGTGGCGGTGCCGTTGGTCATCGGCGGAAAGGCGCTCGGTGTAAACTTGTGGGTGGTAACTGACTTGGATCAGGATTGGAACACCATTGACAACAAAGGGAACCTATTGAAAGCCAACGCGAATATAACGCTGCAGGAGTACGCATAGGAGGTGGTTTTGTGTATGAGGTGATCGGCGGCCAACCGTTGCCGGTGAAGTTCGGGGCGGTGGGCATCGAGGAAATCAAGCAGAACGTCTATACCGCGCTCACCACCGCGCAAGGGTCCGTTCCGCTCGATCGCGGCTTCGGGCTGAACATGGAGAACCTTGACGATCCTCTTCCGCTCGCGAAGGCGCGCCTTACTACGCAGGTGGTGGCGGTGGTACAGAAGCAGGAACCGCGTGTCATCGTTGAATCTGTGACATTCGCAGGCGACGACGCCGCCGGTCAGTTGGTTCCTGTTGTTAAATTCAGGCTCAGAGATGGGGTGATAGTGTGAGTGGAATTCAGTTCGTCGAGGCAGACCCCGACAAAACGACGACAAGCATCATCACCATGTATGAGTCCATCACAGGGAAAAAGCTGTTTCCGGCAGATCCGGAGCGGCTTTTTTTGTTGACTATCTCGCAGATCATCGTCCAGCAGCGCGCATTGATCAACGCGACGGCGAAAGAGAACCTGCTGAGGTATGCAACCGGCGACGTGCTGGATGGCATCGGGGAAACCGTCTGGACGCCCCGCTTGGAGGCGGCTCCTGCTACCGTAACGGTGCGCTGGTGGCTCTCCGCTCCCCGCGCCGAGGTTGTGTTGATCGAGAAGGGGAAGAGGGTCAGTCCGGGCGGCGGTCTCTATTTTGCGGTTGCAGCGACGACCGAAGTTCAGACGGGGGATTTGTACGCGGACGTCGTTTGCGAGTGCATGCAGGCGGGCACGATCGGGAACGGCTTTGTGCCCGGTCAAATCAATCAAATCGTTGACCCGATTGTTTGGCTCTCCCGCGTTGAAAACATCACGGTCAGTGCCGGTGGTACTGATCGAGAAAGTGACGATCGCTACAGATCGCGGATTCGAACCGCGCCTGAGCGGTTCTCCGTCGCGGGACCGTCCGGCGCATACGAGTACATCGTGAAGGCGGTGGACGAGCGAATTGTTGACGTGCTGGTCTACTCTCCAGCCGCTGGTGTTGTTGAGGTTCGACCGCTGCTTGAGGACGGCGTGCCCGGAGACGACGTCTTGAGCGCCGTGGCGACCGCGCTGAATGACCGGTCTGTACGGCCGCTGACCGACAACGTCCGGGTGCTGGCTCCGGAAAAATCCGCCTACAGTATCGACCTCACGTACTGGATTAACGAGGAGGACGCAACCGACGCAACCGCGATCCAAGCAGCGGTGCAAAAAGCCGTCGACGACTTCCAAGTTTGGCAACGTTCAAAGCTCGGGCGGGACATCAACCAATCCGAGCTGTACCGACGCGTGCTGAACGCGGGGGCGAAGCGGGCGGAAATCAGGTCTCCGGTGTTCGCGCAACAGGCACAGACGCAGATCGCCGTCGCCTCGTCGGTACATGTTGCGTTCGGGGGCCTTGAGGATGCTTGATCTAAAAACCGTCCACCTTCTCGACTTGGTTCCGCCGAACATCCGCGATGACCCGACCGTAGCGGCGGCGGCCGAAGCGATCAACGGTGAGCTGCAAGCCGTCAACAGCCTAATTCCGCTTGTCTCCCTCATGAAAACCCTCGACGCGCAGGCGGAAGACGTGGTCGACGAACTCGCATGGCAGTTCCACGTCGACTTCTACGATCCATCCCTGAGCATCGAGCAAAAACGCGCGCTCGTCAAAAATTCAATCAGTTGGCACCGGCGCAAAGGGACACCAGCGGCGGTGGAAGAGTTGATAGCCACTTTGTTTGGAGAGGGCAGGGTAGAGGAGTGGTTCGAGTACGACGGTGAGCCGTACACGTTCCGCGTCATCACCAACAACCCCGCCGTCACAGAGGAAAAGGCGTTGGAGTTTGCGCGCGCGGTAAATTCGGTCAAAAACACGCGCTCCCGACTTGATAAAGTCATCGTGGGTGACAGCAAGAGGATGCCGCTGTACATCGGATTCGCGGTACACATCGGCGAGAAATTGACCATAAGGCAGGTGTAAGCAAGCATGAGTTCCTTCGGTGGAATCAACCTCACCAACCGGGGCAGGGCGTTGCAGTTGAAGGCGCAGGCAGGGACACAAATCAAATACACGAGGATCAGCGTGGGTGACGGTCAACTTGGTGGACGTTCCCCTCTCGATCTCAACGCACTGATCAGCGAAAAGAAGTCCCTTGCAATCAACAAATGCAAATTGCAGTTGGACGGAACGGCCGTAGTCGGTGCCGTGCTCTCAAACCAAGACGTCCAAGCAGGGTTTTACTGGCGTGAGGTCGGCGTGTATGCGCTCGATCCGGATGCCGGCGAAATCCTTTTTTGTTATGCGAACGGTGGGACGACCGCCGAATACATCCCGGCGACGGGTGGTCCTGAGGTAGTCGAGAAACAAATTGACATCGTTACCATCGTTGGGAACGCGACCAACGTCACCGCCGTTCTGGACAAGTCCCTGCTTTTCGCGTCCGCGCAGGACTTGCAGGCGCACGTAGGCGACAAAAGTAATCCGCATGGCGTGACGGCAGCGCAGGTGTGCGCGATCCCGGAAGCGATGCGCGGGGAGCCCGGCGGCGTCGCTGCACTCGACGAGGACGGCCTTCTTATTCCGGATCAGTTCCCGCCGCCGTCGGCATACGGAGCGTTGCCCGCTGGCGTTTGGAACCAATCTGTCCGGATTGATCCTGCGTACGAAATGAGTTCCGACACGCGTAGCGTGAGCGTTACAAACGGGACGAACGGGTTGATTTCCGGTGTGACGGTTACGGACCCGACAAGCAACAACGCCACGGTTGCGGCCAATTCCCTCGCCTATGGCTCAAACGGGTTGGTGAGCAAGGTCACTACCACAGTTGGTGCGCACAAGAAAACCGTGACGATCAATTACGGATCGAATGGGTTGTTCTCCGGATTGACCAAAACCTTTGTGTAAAGGAGCGTGGAAGTATGGCAGATGGGGACGTAATTGTATGCGGAGGCGGGCAAGTTGTTACGCTTGGCTCTGACTACGGCGGCACACCGCAATTCCGACCGCAAAAAATCGACTCAAGCGGGCGGCAGTACGTTGCGATTGATCTCGACAACACCACGGGCACCGCCGCAACGGGTGTGAACATGCTGGCCGGAGGCAGCGGGAAATTCGGCTGGATCTCCAGCATCTACTCGGCGGTGCTCTCGATCGGCACAACGCTGTCGAACGTCTNTTCGGCTGGATCTCCAGCATCTACTCGGCGGTGCTCTCGATCGGCACAACGCTGTCGAACGTCTATTCTGCGTTGACCAACGGCACGCAAAAAACGCAGATCACGTCCACGCCGTCGCCGCAGGCGATGACCGCGACGCCGACAGCAGGGCGGGTTAACATCAACGCGGGCGCTGCCGCTGTGCCTCTCAGGGCTGGCGGTACGGACTTGGCGAACCGAAAGATGCTGTTGATTCGGAATGTTTCCTTGCTCGGAGGTGCTGTTCTGTATGTGGGTGGCGCGGGAGTGACCGATGCGACCGGCTGGCCGATCAATCCCGGTGAGCAGTTCGTCATCGATCAAAATCCGTCGAACACAGCGACCTTGTACGGGTACTCGACAAGCGCTTGTACGGTGGCCATCATGGAGGTGGCATAATGTCTGCTCATGTGACAAATGTGACTCAACCGCGCGGCTACCGCCAGCCAACGTACACCACATCTTCCACAAGCTACGTCCCAGCAATCGCCGTGACCGGATCCGGCAGACTCTCTTGGGTGTCACTTCAATGCTCGACACTTTCCAACATTCGTCTAACGATAGACGGAGTGGTTCTTGGAACCGCGGCGACGAAGTCAACGACTGCGACTTGTTACCTGCAGGCTGACATGAGCGCCGCATTTACAACTTTTTGTTTTTTGGACATGCAGTTCAAGCAATCACTGCTTGTTGAGATCAGTGTAAACGCAGGCGGAACGGCCACCGCCAATATCGGGTACGAAATATAGGAGGTGGAGAAAGTGGATGGAATCGTTTTTCTCGGGCCTGATCTAAAGCCGCTGGCGCAGGAAGAAGGCGGGATGCCTTTCCGCGTGATCGTTACAGGAAGCGCGATCGGATATGAACCGGTATCCCCGCCGCCNCCGCCGCCCCCTCCGTCACTAGGCGACATTAAATCCGCGCGCGTCTCCGAATTGAACGCCGCCTGTAACGCCGCAATCCTCGCGGGTTTTTCCTCCTCGGCGTTGGGTGAAACGCACACTTACGATTTTGACATGGAGGCGCAAGCCAACCTCACGGGTATGCTGGCGGTCATGAACGCCGACGATTCGATGAACGGAACCGTCTGGAAGACCACCGACGCCGGGCCGTTGCCGCACAACCGACAACAGTTCATCGCGCTCTGCCGCGACGGGCTCAATCACAAAAACGACCTCATCGCCCGGTACTGGACGCTAAAAGCACAGGTCGAGTTAGCGGAAACGGAAGAGGAGGTGAACGCGATCGTATGGGAGACGCCGACAACTACCTAATTGCAGGAGACATCCTGCTCGTTCGCGGCAAGGAGATGCACCGCAAGCGTCGGGAGTGGTTGCGCTGGCTGATCTCCGCCGCGATCTCCTCGTTGACCGGCAGCGAGTACACGCACGCTGCCATGTACGTGGGAAACGGCGCAATCATCGACGTGGACGTTGGCCGCCGCGTCGCGATGCGCCCGATATCGGAGCTGGACTGCTTCGACGCTTTCCGCGTGGTAGGAGCCACAAACGCAGATCGCCTTGGGGCGGTCTCTTTTTGTTGGCGGCAGATCGACAAGAGGTACGACTATCTTGCCGTCGCCGCGATCGCGTATGAACGCCTCACCGGGCGGGTATGGCCGTTGGCGCGTGAAGATCCGCATCGTTGGTTTTGCTCCGAAATGGACGACAGCGCGTGGAAACTTTCATCGGAGCCGGGGCGGGTGACTCCGGGCGACCTCGCAACAAATCCAAAAGTACAACGGGTCCACCAGTCCACCGACGAGCTGGTGGCTTTGTTTTAGAAACGGAGGGGTAAGGGATGGAACAAACCGTGTTGAGCTTCTTTCAGACGCAGGGGCCGTGGGCTCTCCTATTCGTCTTGCTTTTCCTATGGGTGCTCCGCGAGAACCAAAAGCGAGAGGCCCGCCTGATCGACGTGATCGATCGGCTGAGCGACAAGTACGACGAAATGGCTGTCGACCTGCGCGACATCAAGGATTCTCTAAAAAAAACCGCCTAGTGTAAACTGGGCGGTTCGTATTTTGATCAAGTTATTCAAATGAGAGAGAGGTTTTGAAAATGTCCAAACTCATCTGCATTGACCCTGGCCACGGCGGGGATGATCCGGGCGCGTGCGCGTCCGGTGCCCGCGAGAAAGACATTACCTTGCACATCGGCCTCCAG